GAGAAGGAGGGTACGGCCCTCACCAAGGAGCAGGCCCCCGAGAAGGAGGGCAAGGGCGAGGAGGACAAGAGCGAGGAGGTCACGGGTGCCCCGGAGGCGTACGAGGACTTCAAGGTCCCGGAGGGGGTGAAGATTGACCCGGACCAGCTGACCGAGTTCGGCGCGCTGGCTAAGGGGCTGAACCTCACTCAGGATCAGGCGCAGCAGCTCGTGGACTTCGAGGCGAAGCGCATGGAGGCGTTCGGCAAGGAGCAGCTGGGGGAGTGGGAGAAGACCATCGCCGGCTGGACCGCGGAGGCGAAGGCCGACGAGGAGATCGGGGGTAAGAACTACGACCCCTCGCTAGAGCTGGCAAAGCGGGCGCTGGCTAAGTACGGCACCCTGGAGTTGGACACGGCGTTCAACCACCTGGGGATCGGAGAGCACCCGGAGCTGATCCGCATCTTTGCTCGGGTGGGTAAAGACCTCGGTGAGGACCAAATACTGTCCGGTAGGGACGCTGGTTCCGGTCCGAAGTCGCAAGCGGAGCGCATGTACCCCAACATGAACAAGTAACACGCGCTACGGAACCTCAGAACCAAGGGAGCTGAAGAATGGCAGTTCTTTCCGCCAATAACCCGACCTTGCTGGACCTTGCCAAGCGCACCGATCCGGACGGGACAATCGCGACCGTCGTCGAAATCCTCGACGAGACGAACGAGATGCTGAAGGACATGTCCTGGGTTGAGGGCAACTTGCAGACCGGGCACGTGACGACTGTGCGCGTCGGCCTGCCCGCCCCGACGTGGCGCAAGCTTTACGGCGGCGTCCAGCCCACCAAGTCCATCACCGCGCAGGTTACCGACTCGACGGGCATGTTGGAAGCCTTCTCGGAGGTTGACGTGGCCCTCGCGGACCTGAATGGCAACACCGCCGCGTTCCGCCTCTCGGAGGACCGCCCCCATATCGAGGGCATCAACCAGGAGCTTCAGGACACGGTCATCTACGGCAACGAGACCACGGAGCCGGAGGCGTTCACGGGGCTCGCGCCGCGCTTCAACAGCCTGACCGCCGAGTCTGGTGACAACATCATCGACGCGGGCGGCACCGGTTCGGACAACGGCTCGATCTGGCTGATCGTCTGGGGCGAGAACACCTGCCACGGCATCATCCCGAAGGGCTCGCAGGCCGGTCTCAAGCACGAGGACCTCGGTCGCGGCGTGATCGAGGACGCGGACGGAGCGGGCGGGCGCATGATGGCTTACCGCACTCACTACCGCCTCGACGCCGGCCTATCCGTGCGCGACTGGCGCTACGTGGTGCGCATCGCGAACGTCGATAAGTCCCTGCTCACTCGCGTCTACACGGCGGGCACCTTCTCGACCGGCGCGAACCTTCCCGACCTCATGTTCCAGGCCCTGGAGCGGGTCCCGGCCCTCACCATGGGTCGCCCGGCGTTCTACATGAGCCGTGACATGCGCTCGTGGGTGCGGCGCCAGCTGGCTGCTGCGGTCCAGAACTCAACCCTCACCGTGGAGCGCGTCGGCGGCGTCCGCACGCTGTTCTTCGACGAGGTTCCCATGCGGCGGGTAGACGCCCTGACCGCCGACGAAGCTCGGGTCACCTGACCGTAGCACAAGGAGAGAATACCATGTGGTTGGACGAAACTAACGAGTTCGCGGACGCCACGTCCGTAGGGACTCCAAACAACACAACCGTCAACGTGGGCGACATCATCGACCTCACGACGGCGCGAGACATCGGTATCGGCGAGAAGGTGGCTGTCGTGGTGCAGGTCACCACGGCCATCACCTCGGGCGGGGCCGCCACGGTGGCCTTCCTGATCGTGTCCGACGCCACCACGACCATCGCGACGGACGGCACGGCCACCAAGCACGTCGAGTCTGACGCCATCGCTGTGGCCTCGCTGGTCGCGGGGTACCAGATGGCGTTCTACCTGCCGGCGGAAGACCCGGACTACGAGCGCTACCTCGCGTTCCAGGTCAAGGAGACGGCGGGGCAGGCCCTCACGGCGGGTAACGTCAACGCGTTCATCACGAAGGACATCGCAAGCTGGTCGTCCTACGCGGACGCGAATAACTAAGGTCCCCGGAGGGTGGGTTGACGCCAGCCCACCCCCATACCTGACCTAAGGAGGAGGAGAGGATGGCCAACATAAAGATCAGGCTGCGCAGGAACTGGTACACCCCCGGTGGGTTCCGCATCCGCGCTCACAAGACGCGCTATGACGAGCCTGCGGAGGTTCCTGAGGAGTGGCGCGACAAGCTGCCAAAGGATGCGGTCATCGTCTCTGACCAGTCTTCCGAAGAGGCTGAGGTCGAGGTCGAAGAGGACCCCGCCGCCGCCTTCCAGGCGGCCCTGGCGGCGCAGAAGATAGCCGGCCCCGGCGGCGCGCTCAATGAGGTGGCAGCCGGCCAGGCGGCCCAGAGTGCCGCCGCCAAGCGGGACCAGAAGCGCCGCAGCAAGAACAAGAAGGGTGGCAAGAAGTAGCAAGCGGTGTCACGTGACACCATAATCGAGGAGAACTGACGATGGCATCGTTTACTGGCGTTGGCGACAACGTCGAACTTCTGGTGGCGGATCGCGAAGAGCAAGTCGATATCGCCATCTCCGGCACCTACGACATGACGATTGAACTCCAGCGCGAGGTTGGCTCCCCCGGCTCTGGCGCGTGGGAGGCCCTCAAACAGTGGACCACGGCAGACGCGACCGTGGCTTACTCTCACTACACGACGCGATACAACGAGAACTTGCGCCTGATCGTCCTGGTGGACACCAGCGGCACGGCGACGGCGACGCTCACGAACGCAGTCGAGGAGGGCATCGGCTACCGCACGATCAAGGATCGCGTGGGTAACACTCTCATGTCCTTTGCTCAGGACGGCGCGACTATCGCTGGCTGGGTATCGGCTCTCGGGAGAGGTGCGGTGGCCACCAACGTGGCCTTCGGCACGGACGCCCTTGACGCCAACACCTCTGGGTCCGAGAACACGGCTCTGGGTTACCAGGCCGGCGACGCGATCACCACGGGCGACGAGAACACGGCGGTCGGCGCGAGCGCGATGGGCGCTTGCACTACCGGCGCGGATAACGTGGCCGTGGGTGCCAACGCCCTCGACGCCATGACCATCGGCATCAACAACATCGCTATCGGCAAGGACGCCGCCGGCGCGCTGACGACTGGCAACGACAACGTGGCAGTCGGTCACAGTGCCCTCGATGCCGCGACTACTGGCGTGGAGAACGTCGCCATCGGTACCGACGCTCTGGGTACCCTCACCACCGGCGCGAACAACATCGGCATAGGTGACGACGCCATCCTCGTGGCCACGACCGCCACGAATAACGTCGCCATCGGCACCGACGCGATGGTGGCCCTGACCACGGGCACCGACAACGTCGCCATCGGCACCGCAGCCCTCGACGCGGCCACCACGGCGGTGGATAACGTCGCTATCGGCTCGAATGCCCTCGGCGCGATGACGATTGGCGTCAACAACGTCGCCATTGGCGATGACGCCGCGACGGGCCTCACCACGGGCAACGACAACATCGCCATCGGCAAGGCCGCTCTCGACGCGTCCACGACGGCTATCGACAACATCGCCATCGGTTCGAACGCCCTCGGCGTGAACACCATCGGCGACAACAACGTTGCGGTCGGCTTCCAGGCTCTCGACGCCAACACTACCGGTGTGGCGAACGTCGCGGTCGGCTCGGACGCCCTCGGTGCCAACATCACGGGCATCAACAACGTGGCGATGGGTAACGACGCCCTGCTCGTGGCTGCCGGCGCTACGGATGACGATAACGTGGCTGTCGGTTTCGAGGCATTCAAGGCCTTGAACGGCGGGGCCGGTGAGAACACTGCGGTGGGCTCGCAGGCGGGTCTCGCGGTGACGACTGGTGACAACAACACGATGATAGGTCGGGCGTCGGGTGGCACGCTTACCACGGGCTCCAACAACATCTGCATCGGGGCTGACACCGACGTGAGCGCGACGAGTTCGGCCAACCAGTTCGCCATCGGCAAGGGCGTGGTCAACACGGCGGACAAGGCTATCGTCATCGGCGATGCTTCCGACCACGTGCGCAACGACTGGGGCTCGGACGCTACCTGGGACAAGGTGTCCGACATCCGCATGAAGAACGTGCTGCGGGAGTCGGAGGCCGGGCTAGAGTTCCTCCAGGAGCTGACGCCCATCGTCTACACCAAGAAGCCGGTCGAGGAGTGGCCCGCTGAGTGGGGTATCGACCCTGAGGAGTACCCCACCGATACCGAGACCAGACTGCACGGTATGTCCGCGCAGGACGTGTGGGCGGCGATGAAGCTTTGCGGCGTCGAGGACTTCAGCGGCGTCAAGGTGGAGCCCAACGGCAAGATGCGCCTCTCGGAGCAGATGTTCATCTACCCGCTCATCAACGCCGTCAACGAGCTGGCGGCGCGGGTCGAGGAGCTGGAAGCCGAGCTGGGCTGAACTCAAGCAAGGAGGAGGGAAACGATGCGCAAGGTAATGGTCGGAACTCCGGCCCACGACGGTAGGGTAGACGTGCGATATGCGGACAGCTTGGTTAACACCATCAAGGTGTGCGCCCACTACGACGCGGACGTGATACCCGTCTACCTGAGCTACGACGCTCTCGTGCAGCGAGCCCGCAACGACCTCGTGAGGCTCGCTGTCGAGAGCGACGTGGCAGACCTGGTGTTCATCGACTCAGACCAGGTGTGGTCTCCCACGGCTTTCTTGCGCCTCCTCGCCCACGACGTTGACGTGGTGGGCTTGGCGGTGCGCAAGAAGGACGACGAGGAGACCTACAACGTGAAGGTGCGCGACGGGAACATTCCCATCGACACCAACACGGGACTGTGGATGCCTGAGTCCGTGGGCACGGGTTTCTTGCGCCTGTCTAGGGCGGCCTTCACCGCGTTGTGGGACAACAGCACGGAGTACGAGGACAATGGGCGCACAAGCCGCCTCGTGTTCAACGTCGGCGTCATAGACGGCAAGCTGTGGGGTGAGGACACGGTGATGACGGCCAAGTTGTCCAGGCTGGGTTTCCAGACGTTCCTCGATCCAGCCTTCACGGTCTCGCACGTCGGCGTAAAGATGTACGAGGGGGGCAATTTCCAGGAGTGGGTGGAGCGCCATGGCCCTGAGCAAGACTGACCTCCTGAACCTATCCCTGGGGCACCTCGGCACGCGTACGACCGTCGAGAACATCGAGACTGAGGTCAGCGTCGAGGCCGTCCAGGGAAATCTATGGTACGACACGGCGCGCGAGCAGGCCCTAGCCGAATTCGACTGGGGCTTCGCGCGCACTCGCCTCGCCTTGGCTTCTCACGGTGACGCCGTTCCTGGTGAGTGGTTGTATAGGTAT